TTATAAATCATCAATTCTCACCTCAAGCTCTAGAGTAGTCGTGAAACCGCTATCTGCACTGACACTATGCGTCAGCGTGGTAATGGTCCATTCTCCATCATCAATGGGCTGTTTAAACCCGCTAACCTTCACCGGCATTTCGGTATACAGATCAGCCCTTCCCTCTGCGAGCTGCAGTGAAAATGTTGCTACCCCGCGCTGCAGGCGCTCCCACTGCATCTTTGAGCGGCGTTCAAGAATAGACGCCAAATGATACTGATCATCCTCAGTAAACCCGGCGGTATGATAATCAGTGAAAGTACCGTCATAAGGCGGGTCGCAATAAACAACATCGCCAGGCACCAATAAGGCCAACGTTTCGTCGTAGCTGGCACAAATGAACGTTGCGCGAATGGCTTTCTCTGCAAAAGCGCGGATTTCGCTTTCCGGGAAATAAGGATTTTTATAATTACCGTAAGGGACGTTAAACTCCCCCTTTTTGTTATAACGGCAAAGCCCACGGTAACAGTGACGATTTAAGAATAAAAAAAGCGGCGCGCGCCATTCAGGATCTTTATCGTAATTGAATGAATCACGGCTATCATAATAACCATCTTCACTATTAAAGACTTTAAACAGATGTTTGGCACGCTCAATAAAAGCAGATGCGTCTGTTGCTATGTCACGATATAGGTTTATTAAATCAGGGTTAATATCCGCGACAAGATAATGAGGATAGTCTGTTGCCATCATCACAGCACAGGAACCCGCGAAAGGTTCAACCAATCGCGGGCCAGCGGGAAGGTGTTTTTTCAGTTCGGACATAATGGCGGTTTTGTTTCCCGCCCATTTCAGGATAGTGCTCATACAACACCTCCGTTGTAGTGCTTGCCTTTAAGTTCTGCGATTTCCTGACAGGTCACACAGCACTGCACGCCCGGAATAGCGCGGCGGCGAGCTGGCGGGATGGGGGCATCACACTCCGCACAGAGAACACGGGAAACGCCCGGCACTCTGGTGCGGGCATTGTTAATATGGCGCTCACGATCTTCCTGTTAGCGCTGCTGGACGAGGTCCATTGAATCAGCCATTAATACAGCTCCTGCGCTTCGTTCTGGATTCGTAACGCTTCAACGCGAAGCAGTTCGGCCGCCTCGATATGGCTCAACTGACGAGAAACGATACGCACGGCCAGACTATCCAGACGAGCCGCCATTGCATCAGCACGGCAACGGCGCTCATCCAGGCGCGTTTCATTTAACAAAGCGAACAGACCAGCATCGTCTGGGCCTGTTTTCGTTGAGTGGGTTTTAGTATTTTTCATATTCATTTCCTCAGAACGCGGGCAAAAAAATGCCCGGCGGGTTTACGCCATAAAAAACGGGTTAATTACTTAGATATAACCAGAAACAGGGACAGGCTTACTTTTAATTTGGCTGATAATTTCAGCCTGCAAACCTTCTTTAAATTCTTTGCAGCATTCCCATTCAGGATCGACACGCAAAACAGCACCATCACGGGTTTTAATTTCAAAACCTTCCGCCATATTCGGGATGATTACGCCTAGAATAATTCTCAGCTCATTACGAGACATGTTTCACTCCTTTTACAATCAAGCGAACAATGCGAATAATTAAAAAAGCTGACGGCTTACCAGAATTAGATTTCAGCCCGTTTAATAATTCGGACTGATCGTGGCACGAGCGCCAGCGCTTGCCGTTATCCCCTGCAATCCAGCCGTGGCCGTAATGCATTGCCGGACTTTGCTTTACCAAGAGGGAAGCGAGAGAAGGTTCATTTTTCAGCATGGCTTCCTTACATAAATCCGAAAGTCGCACTGATACCTGTAACCGTATCAATAGTGCTAGCCATGGCAGGGTTAGCCTGCAGACGCGCCTGCATGGAAATCGCAGCCAATGCCATAAGGCGGGTAACAGAATTGATGCTACTAATCACATCACGACGTCCAGTTGTAGTCCCGACATCACCGGACACAGCTCCTGCAGCCACACGACCAATCTCAGCTGTCGCACTCATTACGTAATGCGGGAGTTTTTCTTTTGCCACTTCGTTCGTAGGTACGCACGGTAGGCAATGAATTTGAGCCAGGAACCCATCAACCAGCGTGGAGTCCTCAGTGATATCCGTCAGCAGCCAGATTTCCGGCGGCGTGAGCTGATGGGGCTGTTCAGGGTTAAGCTTATTGCGCAGCGTCTGGACCTTCATTCCTGCGCGGTTTGCCAGTTTCGCCATATTGTGACGAAGTGCGAAAACACGGCAGGCTTCATCAAAGTGAGGATGTTTGGAAACGCGATAATCAAACATGTTTAAAGTCCTTTTCTATCCCAGAATGGAACTATCAGGCTTGCATTGTGATTTCGCAGCCCTGGGCAGCTTCCATCGTCAACGCAAACATGTTGATTTCGATAAGGCTGTTAACTCCGGCTTTTTTCCTGATAGGCAGGCGGTTTTCCCGGATCATTTGACGTACATAACTGGGCTTGTAACCAGTACGACGGCAGAACTCATCCAGCGTGATGTAAGGCTCAGAAACCACGAGATTGATGCTTGGCCGCATTGAAAAGTTTCTATTCATGATGCACTATTCCTCTGTTAGGTAAAAAACACTATTCGGCACTTTAAAACAACATTACAAACATCTTGAATCGAGATGCTAGGATCTCTATATAGAAATGCCAATCAAAAAAAACACAAACCAAGATGATATGGTCGCTGTTCGAGATGCTGTTTCCCAGAACCGAGGTGGAAAAGAGGTAATAGCCCGCATCCTTGAAGCTTATGGATTTAGCACTCGTATTGCGCTGTGCAAACAGCTTGGGGTATCTCAGAGTACGATGGCAAATAGGTATGCACGTGATACGTTTCCAGCTGATTGGGTGATGATTTGCCATCTTGAAACTGGGGCATCCTTGGTTTGGCTTAGCACTGGGAATGGCAGCAAGTTTATTGAAGGGAAAGATAGCAATGTATTTTCACTTCGACATATAGACATCACAAATGGGAGCATGACGTTACTTAGAGATTTACAGTTTGATAGAGCGATGATTCCTGATGGTTTATCAAAACCTTTTATGGTTTCATTTGATAAAACTAGTTATCTTGCTGATACATATGACGGCGAGCTTGTTGATGGTGTCTGGTTTATAGAAATTGATGGTATTTCAAGTGTTAGGCAAATTTATCGATTCCCAGCTGGTAGAGCACGCATAGAAAATGGCAGAGCTTCATTTGACTGTCATATTTCAGAAATAAAGGTTCTGGGTAAAATAATTACTAAAACTGAATTTATTGGTTAGGTGTATAAAATGAAGAAAAACGATACTAATCCTGTTAATAGTAATGTAGCAATAGAAACTGAGGAAAAAAAACCTACATGTTTTGTTATAATGCCCATTGCAGACACCCCCGGATATGAAAATAGGCACTTCGACAGAGTTTACAGCCACATTATCAAGCCTGCTTGTGAAAAGGCTAATTTCCTTCCAATTCGTGCAGATGAAATAACCAATACTAACTTTATAGTTTTGGACATACTCAGACGTATTGTTGAATGTGATATTGCCATTTGCGACTTAAGCTCTAGAAACCCTAATGTAATGTACGAACTAGGTCTTAGGCAGGCATTTAATAAAAAGACAGTTTTAATAAAAGACGATATAACCACAAATCCATTTGACGTTCAAGGGTTTAGATATTGTGGTTATGACAGTTCCTTGAGAATAGATTGTGCTCATAATAATGTAAATGCCATTGCTAAAGCCTTAACAGCCACACACTTAGCGAGCAGTGAGGAAGTAAATTCCATTGTACAATTATTACGAATAGAACCAGCTCAAATCGGTGAGAGAACTCAATTATCAGATCAAAACACTGTTATTTTAGACGCTATCAAAGAATTAACCGTAAAAATTAACAGACAAACACCAAGAGCTATCGAAATAAAATCGCAATCAGAATTAAAGGATGAAAGCACCGCTATTGGAGATAGTTTTTTATATCAATTTAACACATACAAACTCAATAATCTAATCGGTAACATATATGACCTCAATGACAAAGAGTTCGGAACATATAGAGGAATAAAGCAAGCTCCGAATGGTAACGATTGCCATGCATTTACTTATAAAAACACAACAAAATATATAGAACCAGACTCTGACATCTTAGGCCAACTCGTTGAAACTGTTCCTTTTTAAATACAATGTCTGTTACTAAGCTTAGCAATGGAAAATGGCAGGCTCAAGTTTTCCCCAATGGTAGGAATGGACGGCGCATTCGTCGCCAGTTCGCCACTAAAGGGGAAGCTCTGGCCTTTGAACGACACATCAAAGATCAGGCGCAGGAAAAACCCTGGCTCGGAGAGAAAGTCGAAAAACGACGGGTTACTGACCTTGTTGAGACTTGGTTCAATGTTCATGGAGTAACACTTTCTGATGGTGTAAAGCGCAAAGGGGCGATGGAGTTTGCCTGCTTAGCCATGGGCAACCCTTTAGCGACTGAGTTTAACGCAAAGTTATTTGCGACCTACCGCGAACAACGTTTAAGCGGAAAAATAACCCGCTCAGATCGAGTAAAGTCCGTTACCCCGCGCACAGTTAATCTTGAGCTGGCCTATTTTCGGGCCATGTTTAACGAACTGAAAAGGCTTGATAATTGGGTAGCACCGAACCCTCTGGAGAATGTCCGCGAGTTTAAAATTGACGAGGCGGAGCTGGCCTGGTTAACCGTTGATGAAGTTAAAATCTTGCTTGCTGAATGTGAGAACAGCAGAGCGAAGGACCTGGTGACCATAGTAAAAATTTGTCTCGCTACTGGCGCAAGATGGGGTGAGGCTGAATCCATCACCGGTAAGCAGATTAGCCCGGGCAAGATCACGTATATCAAAACGAAAGGAAAAAAGAACAGAGCTGTTCCAATCAGTGAAGAACTGTATCAGATGCTCCCCAAAATGAGAACATCAAAACCTGTGTTTACGGGGTGCTATTCTGCATTTCGTGGGGCTGTTAAGAGAGCGGGGATTGAACTACCGGACGGGCAGCTATCACATGTATTACGACATACATTTGCAAGCCACTTCATGATGCGGGGGGCAACATACTCGTTTTGCAGCGTATTCTCGGACACTCTGATATTAAAGTAACTATGCGGTATGCTCACTTTGCACCAGATCATCTTAACGAGGCGATAAAACTCAACCCTTTAAATCTAATTTGATTAAAGAAAAGAAAGTTAATGCCGATACTTAATGAAAAACCCGAGGAGAACGAACTTGAAAATATTATATGACCAATATCAACTAGAAACAGTAATATTTATATTCTGCCTATACATCTTTATCGCTTTCGTAAATGGATGGTATAAACTCTCTCCAAAACCATTATATGAACACCCATTTTTCTGGGCTTCAATATTTCTTCCCGTTTTGATTTTCTGTATTTGCGCCTATTATGACTTGCAAAACAAAACAATATCCAATAATAGCATTGAACAATATGATATATCGACATTTACATTGTCTATATTAGCATCAGTATTGCCAGCCACAACAATTCTCGCCGCTATTCATAGATCTATACAAACTGACGAACAAATAAAAGTTACGGAAAAAAAGAATGAGAGCGACAAATACTACGCCCATCAAAAATATATTGTAGAATGTTTGAATTCATTAACAAAGTATGAAGTAAAAAGCTCATGGAACAATAATGACAATAGCAGAGTTATTACTGTTTCAAATCCTCACAAACTCTATCGGCAAGCATTTAAAAAATCATCTCCGGAAAACGTTTCGTTTGAATTAAATGAATTTATTAACCAAGCTTTCCCCGCTCTTTGGAAGTGGTTGAATGAAGAATTATGCTTGCTTCACAAAAATAACTCACCTGCTATTTCAGCTAATTTTCTTTATAAAGCAGAGGGAAGGTTAGTAGGTTTATCACGTCACCTGGGATTCTCAAGACCAAATGGTCCTTGGAGCGCAAATATTAATAACAACTTTAATTTGATCACTTCCTTCTTAAGCGAAGAAGAGTTCATTAGAACAATACATTATTATAATGAAGTCACTTCTGAAGTATGTGATATTTTAAATATTGAGATTGACTTTGGTAAAATATGTCCTGACGTAATGAATTATATTTATGGCGGCAAGAAAATTTTACAATGTTACCATCCAAATTTCATAGGTTACATGCCATACAAGCAACCGATGTTTACATGACTATGTAGATAAATAAATGAGGATTAAAATGGCAGCAAACCTAATCACTATACAAGAAAATTCAACACTATGTGGCATCGCAATGTATTGAAATGAAAGCAAATCATTGTTTTTCTTCATATTAGCTTGGGACTCTTTAAACCTTGTTACTCTGCTTTTAGAAAAGCCATGCAACGTGCCGGTATTCATACACCTGCTGGACAACTAACGCACATTTTGCGACACACCTTCGCATCTCATTTCATGATGAACGGGGGAAATATTCTCGTACTACAGCGTATATTAGGGCATACAGATATTAAGATTACTATGCGATATTCACACTTTGCTCCTGACCATTTGTCTGAAGCTATGTTACTTAACCCATTAAATATAATGGAATCACAACAAAAACAAACCATAAAATAATTTAACACAATGCGTTCCAAACCATGTTTAGTATTAAAAAGCATCAACACTGTATAACATCCACAACAAGAAACCAGCAGCAAGGGAGGATTTATTTTGGAATTAGAAAAATTCAGCTCAAAAAAAATTAAGATTACAGTCGATTACTATGATGATGCTCACAGAAATCTTCTAAACAGCACCAGCAGATATGATCAATACTTCATTGACAATATGAAAAAAATAATAAGCGAGGGGGTTGAAGTCACGGGGGCAGAATATTTAATCAATTCTCTGGTATTTAAACAACACACCAACCCCGAGAAGTACACTCAAAGAAATGATTTAATGAGCGCCATAAGTTCTGCCACTCAATATTTCATAGATGATCTTGAAATATCCAACAATTCCTTACGCATTCCAGCAAATTCAAATCCAGAAGCCGCAATTGTAATGAAAAGGGTTGGAGAGTCTATTGGTCTTTCTGTAGTTTCCAGAATAATTGGGGTTAACGAGGCAGATTGGACTGTCATTCCAGAATTAGGCGTTAAGGCTTTTGATTTTCGATATGCTGCAACAACTAAAGGGATTGTACAGGTCGAGACAAAGGGTACACACTCCATTGATATTAGCAAGAAAAACAATAACATATACTCACACGCCAGTAGCATAAACGATAAAAAAAATGAAATGTCCACTAACAGCAAACACCCATATCCCGGCGACTATAATTATGGAACTATAGCTTTCTGCCCTAAAGGTGGAAATAAAAATTTGAAATGTTATCTACTTGATCCACCATCAGGTTCGTCTAGAGAACGTTTAGCAGAAGCTATATTAGCTAAAAAATTAGGATTTTATTATAGATTTATGAACTTCATATCTCCTGACTCAAAATTAATTAACTTATTACATGAAAGGACTCTTGCATTTGCCGATGGCAAGTTAAATCTTAACACAGCAAAAAAGCTAGATTACTATGGCACAAGCAAGAGTGGGGATTTTGATGAGAGCTTTTTCTTAAATAAAAAAACAATTAAACTTAATGGGTTAAGAGTCTCTGGAGATTGGTTCCATCTCAAAAAAAACTACATTGTTTTTATTGGAATAAAAAACTCAATAATCAATGATATTGTTTTACAAAGTAATGAAAAATTGTCACAACTTAAATATGAAACTTTCTCACACAATAAAGAAATAATATTCAACATACAGACTGGCTATCAGAAACAACAATTAAAAAGGCTTCAGGAAGAAAACGGAAATATTTATAATTCAAAGGTTTTGAAAACAAAAGGTAACATAACTCTTTTGGCAAGTGGTGTAGCAATAGGCATATTGAAAGTAATGGATTAAAAATGCCAACAATTATTGAGCCGTAACCTTGTCTACTGTTTAACGTAAATGCCTTATGAGAGGCTCATCCCTACTCATTCTAGTGGCAACAATGGCAACAAAGTGGCAGCAGAGCGCAACACTATGCGCCACTATTGAACAATATTCGGCCTAAAGAATACATAACTATCAGTAACTTACTGATTTTTCACGCTTTGAATTGGGACTCATAATCGCCAGGTCGCTGGTTCAAGTCCAGCAGGGGATACCAAATTTAAGCTGTAGAATCATATGATTAAGCCACTCGATTGAGTGGCTTTTTTGTTGGCTAAATAACGGGTGCCCCCTCGTTGCCCCCTGAGTTTTCCCCCAAGCATTCGCCGGGCTGTATCCCTCCTCTGATTTTTGCTGCACCCTATGCAAGCACATACGGAATCAATCACACGTAGTCCGGCCTGCCGCTCACCCTCACAAACCCTAAAAACTAAAGAAATCCCCCATCGCGCCGATCATCATCCGTGTGTATTATTTCCTGTAGCTTTTACAACAACTAACCTTAACTCAAATACTCAAGCGCCAAAGCGAAAGGCATCATGAGCACACCGATCAAACGGCTAGAAATCATTAAAAATGCCATTGAACTGGAAGATGACGACATCATCCAGAGCCAGCTGACACGCCTGAAAAATGAAGCGTTTGACGATGATCTACAGGCAATCGTCGTGGCGCTTGAGGAGAAGAACTACACTGCGGCCATGGCGGCCATTACCGCCTGGCTGCAGGGCCAGCGCGCCGTGACGCCGTGGCGCGATCCGCAGGTGGCGGCCAGCAAGCTGGAGCTGAAGGCGCTGGAAGAGCGTCTGCGCGATCTAATTGACCGCCGCAACGCGCGGGTGCAGCAGCTTGATGAGTTCAACGATCTCTATTTCTCCCGCCTGGGGCCGCTGATGCAGCAGATCCTCGCCCTGCGTAAAACGCTGGCGGAGCTGAACCTGCGTCGTCAGCAGGCGGAAGCGCGTCGTCGCGAGGAAGATTACCGTCGCTGTCAGCACTATATGGCACAGGCGGTAGAGGTGCTGGCGACGCTCACCCAGCGCTGGCGCGATCTCCCGGCGGACTCCGTGCAGGCCGCCGAGGCGCGTAAGCATCTGGAGCAGCAAAGCAATCTGATTGCCAACCTGCTGGCCGAAGCGCTGGAGCTGGAGAGCGGCTTAACGCGCGAGGAGGAGCCTGCGCGTCAGGCTCGCGACGAGGCCAACGAAGAGTACGAGAAGTATCGCGAACAGCATCACGATGCCGAAGTGCGGCTGCGCAAAGGTAAGCATCTTTCACAAGAGGACCAGAACGAACTCAAGCGTCTCTGGCGGCAGGCGAGCAAGCTCTGCCACCCGGATCTGGTGGCGGACGATCTGAAAGAAGAAGCCAACAACATGATGGTACAGCTTAACCAGGCGAAGCAGCGCGGGGATGTGAAAGCCATTCGTTCGCTGGTGGCCCGCCTGCAGCAGGGCTTCGAGCCATTGATGGCCAGCGACAGGCTGAACGATCTGGAACGTATCCGCAAAAAAATGGCGCAGGTTCGCGAGCAAATCGACATTTTAGTGAACGAGCTGGCGGAGCTGGAGAAAGAGGAGTCCTGGCTGCTGGTCTCGTCGTTGAGCAATATGGAAGCGTACTTTGCTCAGCAGGAGAAAGCGCTGCACGAGGTCCGCGCCTCGCTCGAACATCAGGTGAACGAAGCGCAGCTGGATTCCGCCGCCTGATTATTTGGCGTGCCAGTATGCGCTGGCACGCACCAGCTGTGGGTCAATCGCGTCGGTTTCAAACTGACGGCTCAGGCGTTTCACCACCTTCCCTTCCCCGGTCAGCCAGATAAAGTAATCGTCCTCCGGAACGCTCAGCGCCGCCAGATGGTCAGCGACTGCCTGCTCGCTGTGGCCCACCACCCACGTGATATTGAACGCGCTCAGGTCCGCCAGATAGTCCTTATACGATTCATCCCCAACCGTCACGACCGCGTGTATGTCCGGGCGAACCGGCAGTTGAGCAATGCTCTTTAAGCGTCGGCGCAGCGCGGGCATGCCGGATTCATCGCACACGTACAGCTGCCAGGCGTAATCCTCCGGCACCACCAGCGAACCGCGCGGGCCGCCAATGGTCAGCTTGTCTCCCGCTTTCGCCTCAACCGCCCAGCTGCTGGCAATGCCGCCGTCATGAATGAAGAAATCGAGCATCAGCTCATGACGGAACTCATCATAGAGCGGCGTATAGTCGCGCGCCTGCGGACGCACGCCGTCACCCCAGTCGATGCCTTCATCGGTGACCACCGGCGGCGTAAACGTTGTCCCGGGTGCCGGGAAAAAGACTTTGGTATGGTCGTCGAAACCGCGGGAGCTAAAGCCCTCCAGCGCCTCGCCGCCTAGCACAATGCGCTGAAAACCCGCGCTGACGCGCTCAACGCGGAGCACCGTCAGCTCGCGAAAACGCAGGTCATTACGAACACGCTGTGGATAACGAGTAGATGCCAT